TGGTGAGACATGAACTTCTGGTTGGCTGCTTTCTGCGGTTTCTGTTGCGCCATTCTCTTCAGTTGTTTCTGTTGCCTGTTCCGAAGTAGGTATCTTTGGTTCCCATTCTTCTATTGTCTCTAAAGGAATGTCTAGACTTTCTTCTGTTGGCATTTCCACATTTTGATTGCCGCTTGCCTCGCCTTCTACAAAAACATTTTTAACCTGTGATGTATTTTTTTCATTCGTTGCGTCTTGATTGTTTAGTTGATAATTGATGTCATAACTATTTTCAAATGTTGCTTGATGTTGGCCTGCTTCCGTGATTGTCGAAGTGTAACGGACGATAAAGGAAGTAAAGCGTGCTTTATCCCGATAAAAACGTAAATTAAAGTCATTATCTGTTACGAAGTCAATTTTGCCATAACCTTGTTGCTCAAACTCGGCAAGTGAAATATATTTAGTTTCTTTGTCATTCACAATATCAAATGTAAAACTCTCTTTATTTAATTGTTGACCACTTCCTTGTCGATCCGCAATTGAAATATCTTCTGTGACATCGGATTTATTGAGGTTCACATTTAAAAACCAACGTACTTGATTTGACTCTCCAGCCAAATCGCCTACTTTATAAAAAAACGGATAGTCTCGCTCAATTTGGCCAGTCTCTGTGTTGGTCACTCCTTCAATCGTCAAACGTTGAGTCGCCGTTGCTGTTCCGAAATCCGTTTCTATCACATTCGGTTGCGAACTATTGGTGATAAGCGTTTTAATCCCGAAAGAAAAATGCCCATTCACATTATGTAAAGATTCAACTTTTTCATTAAATGTTGCTACAACATGATCTTTATAGATAAAAACTTCCCCTAAACCATTTAAATTGATTTTTCGTGGTGAGCCATCGTTCTCGGTCATTCCAACTAATGCATTTGGTAAAGTTAAAGTAATAGTATCGCCAGGTTTTATTTTCTGATTTTCTTTGTCACTAAAAGATACTTTAATTGAGGTCATCTCTCCTTGATATAAAGTAGTGTGATCTAATTCTACTTTGTCAACGATTGAACTTTTGCTCAATTCGGCGCCAAACGAAATTGGACCAATCAATAACGCCCCCGCAATTGGTAGAATCATTACCAACAGTAACACTAAAAATTTTACACTTTTTGTCATAAAAAATTATTCACCCTTCTTTTCTCTTATTTTTTCCACTTAGTGGTCTTTTTCAGAAGTTGACAATAGCAAAAAGATATGTCTCGTACAATATTAATGCTCATTTAAGTAGCCTTTTTTTTAAATTTCTAATTCACTTCCTAAGGAAAACGTTTTATTATGGTAGTTACATTAGATAACATTTGTTACAAAATATCTAATGCTGCCAAGTTTGAGTTGCATAAATAACATATTTCACATCAATAATGAATAAAAATACTTATTTCATCCTCATTTTGTTTCCCAGGCCATTTATTCTTGTTATAATAAAAGTTATGAGATAAGAAGGAAAAGAATGAAAAATTCATATTTTGACGGTGATTTAGCCACGTATATCGGGACTTCAATTTTAGCAACCTTGATTACTGTCTTTACATTAGGCATTTGCGCACCTTGGGGAATTTGTATGATGTACAACTGGAAAATCAAGCATACCGTTATTGATGGTAAACGCCTTTATTTTGACGGTACAGCTATGCAATTATTCGGTCATTGGATTAAATGGCTTTTATTAACTATAATTACTTTAGGAATTTATGGTTTTTGGTTGAATATCCGTTTGCAACAATGGATTACAAAACATACCCACACACTTTCATAAAAAGAGGAAGGATGAACTGAGTTACGGTCCATCCTTCCTCTTTTTATGAATATCTAACAGAGTGTTATCCTACTCTTTGAAAAAACAAGGAATTTATGCTATACTTTGATAAGTATCAAGGGATACTTATGTTATTTCGGGGGCGTTACGGATTCGACAGGCATAGTTGAGCTTGAATTGCGTTTCGTAGGTTACGGCTACGTTAAAACGTTACAGTTAAATATAACTGCTAAAAACGAAAACAATTCTTTCGCTTTAGCTGCCTAAAAACCAGCTAGCGAAGATCCTCCCGGCATCGCCCATGTGCTCGGGTCAGGGTCCTAATCGAAGTGGGATACGCTAAATTTTTCCGTCTGTAAAATTTAGAGGAGCTTACCAGACTAGCAATACAGAATGCCTGTCACTCGGCACGCTGTAAAGCGAACCTTTAAATGAGTGTCTATGAACGTAGAGATTTAAGTGGCAATATGTTTGGACGCGGGTTCGACTCCCGCCGTCTCCATTTTTAGAAAAGTAGAGAAAAACGAAAAAGAGCTAAAACCTTATAAAATAAAGGTTTTAGCTCTTTTAATTTCTATAAGAAAAGGATAAAAAAGAAGAGAAATGCAAAATATTTTGCACTGGTTTTGCATTCTGATCATTTTAAAGTCTATTTTTATTTCATCAAATACTATTCGCATATTTTACATACAAAAAAGCTCTACTTTCCATGATTGAGAAGTAGAACTTTTACATTTTTAATTATTCTATCCATTTATCATCGAAATATTCGTCCACAAATTCATCTATTGTTTCGCAGTGTTCTGGTTCTTCCTCAAACGGATTTTCTTCAGGTATATGTTCTTCACTCCACTTGGTGAAATTATGAATCTGAATGTTTCTAATATCATAAAAATCGATTTCTTGCTCACCAATTAGAACAACATCAAACTCAGCCATTCCACGAAAAACTCCGAACACATGAGGTTTTACGCGATCATATTCATCTAACGAATTCAATTGGATTTCTAGAACTTTGTTTTGCTTAATAGAGCGATCTAAAAAATATTCTATTTGTCGCTGTGATTGCTGTGGTAGTCTCTCAATATTTCGAGCGTGGTATTCGTCTGTGTTTTTAATTGCTTCTGTTAATTCACCCAATGGAAAAGCTGTGGGCCACTTTAATTCGAATGGCCTGTCAACATAATCATTGTAAGGTTTAAACTCTTTTTTAGTTCGTCTAACCATCTGATACACTCTCCTATCAGAAATATTATACGAACATCCGTTCTATTTTTCAACATTTATTATTAAATAAATTACTTATACAAAACATATTTTAACTTTATCTGTTTCCTTGCTTTTATAAAATTTTTCTAATTGTATAGCATCGAGACCCGGATTCTTTCTACTTGGTGCTATATCTAGTAGTAAAAATCTACGCCCATTATTTTCACAAAACTCGACTAATTTTTCCACATAATAAGAAGCAATGCCTCTGCCTCTATAGCTTGTATTTGTTCCTATATGCTGTAAATATGCAATGGGTTCATCAATTTGGACTGTGTTGAACATTCTTTTATTGTAAAAATCTCGTAAATAAAAATCCATTGTAAATAGACTATCTCCGCTTAGTCTATCATATATAAAAAACTTTGCATCGTTTTCCGCACATTCGCAACCTGGTCCTACAAACTTTTTGTCACTTAACTTATCGTCAAAACAATAAGCTAAATCCATTCCTTTCAATGACTCTGGAAATCCAAAATTTTCAATTATTTCTTTTGTTAACATCAATCATTATCTCCCATCTTATTTTGAATAAAGTACTAATTATCTTTACGTTATATATTATAATACCAAAACAAAAAAAAGACCTACCTCTCACAAAGAGAAGTAGGTCTTTTACTTATTTCTTAATAGATCAACGTTTGACCAGGATAAATCAAGTTAGGATTTGCTAGTCCGTTTCGTTGAGCTAAAGCTTGATAAGTCGTTCCAAGCTTAGCTGCAATGCTAGATAAATTATCCCCATATTGGACTGTGTAAACATTACTTGTTGCCGATCCATTTACCTTCAAAACTTGACCAGGATAGATTAGATTTGGATTGGCCAATCCATTTAATGCCGCTAACGTTTGATAGTCTGTGCCATGTTGGTAAGCAATACTTGATAATGTTTCGCCATGTTGAACTACGTGTGTTGCTTCTGGCTGTTTATCAGGAACAACTGTTGCATCTGGCAATAATTCAATATCGCCTTTACTAATCCATGATAAGATTCCTTCTAGCAATACTCTGCTTCCAGTTACTTCTTGCACTTTGTAACTATTGCCTTTTACCCATTGCGGAATAGCTTCGCCAGTTGCCCATGCATCTACATTAAATTTCACTTTAACTGTGTCGCCCACTTTAACATCAGAATTAGGTGTTTTTTCGATTTCTTCACCTGCATCTGTTGCTGGCGTGTCCGTTTCTGGCTTATTGGTATCTGTATAACCACTATCCGTAATTCCTGTTAAATCTACGTTACCATCTAAACCACCTGCAATATAAGCGGATGTGAATTGCCAAATGCCAATACCATCCATGCTTGGGAAATAAGCATACAATGGATATGGTGACACATCATCGATAGGATATGCAGCAATCCATAAAGAGTTAGGAAACTCTTTGATGATTTGTTGATAGTTTACATGATTTAGTGTAAATGGCTTATAGCTGTAATACATTGGAGTATAGCCAGCCTGTTTGATTCTGCGCATACCGTACAAAATTGTCTCTGTATTTGCTGCTTTTTCGGCATCTGAACTTACATATCCTCCATATCCATCTGGAACACTAGCCAACGCTCCATGTTCAAAATCTAATGCAACGATGGAATTTTTAGGCGTTTGAATACGTGGCAAAAAGTAATCCATTGTTGTTTTCGCAATGTCCATGTTTCCCCAAGTGTCATACCAAATGTAGGTATGTGCACGTTTACCTTGGGCAATAGCACTTGCTACTTGCGTTTTATATGTGTATTGTTCATAAATACCGCTGGCATTGTATCCACCAATTTGAGCGATAGCGAATTTATCATGTGCATAGCCAAAACGGCCTTGTTCGCCTTGATAAATCGCCCAATCCACACCTTGATCTCCTTTAGCGGCAAGTACAGCTGTAGGCATAAAAAACAGAGCGACAAGCGCTCCTGCTAAAATTTTCTTTTTCATTTAAAAACCTCTTTCCTATTTTTTAAACAAAAAAAGAAACGACACAAGCCGCTTCAATTCTTGTCTTTATTTCGTAATTGAATAAAATAATCCTTTAACTTTTCAGGTAAAGGAATGAATTCCAATACATTCTCGCAAAATGAAATACCTTCATTCGCAATGTAAAAAATAATCACCATTTCTCTAATAGGAATATTATTCCCTACAATACTTTCAACTTTCACAGAAACTGCCACTACAAATAAAATCATTACTTTTTTGGCGATTCCCAACATACCTATTTTGCTTGATAGTGATTTAGTAGCGATTGCTTTAAGCCAACCTGTTACAAAATCAACAATCATCAAAAATAACAAAACATCTAGCAACTGATCCATTCCCCCAAGAAAGCTAACGCAAATACCACCTACAATACTTGCTGCAATTGATAGGTGGTTAAAATATTTTTCCACTTACTCACCTCCAAATTTATTTTCCATCATTAAATACCTTTAATTTCTTTTATAGCTAACGAAACAAGTGCCGTCCGGAAAAGCTTTTTACCCTCCCGAATACTTGCCTTGAACGTAAGCACATCCCCCTCTTGTACTTTAACGTTAGCAGAACCATCTATTGTACTAGCTTTGTCTAATGACAATGAGGGTGGAGCACCTATCTGAGAAATATAATAGTTTTTAGAGCCAATACTTGCAATTGCATAAGCATAGTCAGTACCACCGCTACTACCGTGAAATTTGAAAGTGCTGATGATACTAATAGTTGCTTCTCTTGTGAAAGTAATTGAAGTTTTGTCTGCGCTAATTACAAAAGGTAAATTTGATTGACTATGCCCCAAATCAGTACCTACCAAAGGACCTAATACATAAGTATAACCTGATGAAATATCACTCTCATCAGGTCCAGTCCCAAAGTATGCTTCAAATGGTGGCTCTTTTGTCATAAACTCTTCTATTTCTTTAAAGTTAAGATTCAAGTCATCTTGCGCGTTTAACTGTCCTCGTTCAAAATTTGTTTTCATTTATTTCGACTCCTTAATTTTAATCTGTACACTTTTATTTCCCTCATTAAGAAGAAAGATATTAGGCGCTGTTTCTTTGATAGTTGGTGAAGACAAATTCCAATTGATTGGAACTTTTACAGTCAATTCATTTTTGCTTGGATAACCCGCTTTAAACGGAATTGATTCTGGCACTTCTCCAACCCAATTTTCTTCTCCCAAAGGTGCAACACCTAAACCGTCATGCCATGCTAAGACATCAATTTCAGGATACTCAAAAGGTAAATTTTTCTTTGTGAAAATCAATTGATCTGGTGTTACTGCTGCTATTTTTTTTTGCAAGTTTAGCGCAACATCACCATCCATATCGTTGGAAACTGTGACTAAAAAATCTTGCCAATCTTTTTGAGCTTCCTGAATGTACTCATTCCCTTTAGCAATGACCAGTTGCATATCTGCTTCTAAATTTTTCTTTTGCTCTTCCGTGTATTGATTCATATTTTCAATAATGGTATTCAGCATAGCATTATATTTATCTTCCATTCCCGAAACTGATACATTTTCAAACGGTGTTGAATAGCCACATACTTTTTCATCTGGTCTCTTATCTGTGATCAAATCCGTTGTAATAGCTGTGCTGTTTCTCGGCACTCTGACAGTGGCCAACTGAATTTCAAATACATCTGGCGTGCGTTCGACTGTCACATTACCTTTTTTGACTGCTACATAAGCTTGTCTAGCGTTCATGTCGTGCCGAACAACAATAGAGTCTGTTCGATCTTGTGTTGAAGAAGCAACGTCAATTGGTACTGCAAAAGCAGACGTATTTATATATTGATAACCTTTTAAACTTGCTGAACCTGCTTTTACAACAATTCTCATTCCAACAGAATCAGCTGCAGTCACTCTTAATGCTTCACCGACTGACATCATGACGCCATTGCGAAAGATATTTTCAAAGTATTTTGCCCAGTCTGCCGATGTATAAGCACGATCGTATGTGCCATCATCTTGCAAAACGGCATCATAAAATAAACTTAATTCCGCCAAAAATAACCACCTACTTTCCTTTTCTCTTGATTACATCAATAATTGTTTTACTTTGGTTACCGAATTCACCGTCAATATGGTATCCCTTCTCATCCCAGGTTTGCGTTACAGAATTTAGAACCACTGTATCTGAATAGCCAAAAGAAGAAATACGTTTTACTCGATCCCCCAATTTATAATCTCGACCATAAACAAAAAGACTATCATTCAAATTGATAGTCCCATTCAATGCCAAAACTCTTGGTTGTTCAGTTAATTTTTCTTTTCCTCTTGATTGCAATGTGGCAATATATTGTGCATCTGGCATTTTTACATCATCAACAGTCTGTTGTAAGTCACGAGCATCGACGTATATTTCTTTTCGTTCGAGGCCACTCAAATTGTTATTTACTTGAGTATGCTTCCGAGCTTTTCCTTCGCCTTCTCCATAAATAAGGGCTGTAGTCGCTTCATCATAGTTGTTCTTTTCTAATGATTCATTAGTAACATTTTCAAACTCTGCACTAAATTGAACTACACTAGAAACATCTTCACTTTTTCTAAAACGAATATTTGTTCCAACTTGGCCGTTTGATGTTGAACCAATACGCCCATTCGAGATAGGAATTTCGTCAAAACCAAAATTGTAACTTTCACACAGTCCCTCTATCTCTTCTTCAACATTCCCATAACTGTTTTGATAACTAATGTTTGAATTGGTAATTGCTGGCGGTTGTTCAACAGATAAGTAACTTATTTTTCTTTTTGCATCTGACGGAGAGACCACTTCGTTCCGTAAATGATCGTAGCAAATCAGTTCTGGTCTTTTTGTTTGATTGTAAATTCGATAAACAATTCTCTTACCAGTTTTTGCAAAAAGAGACTTCCCAGAAATTGTAATTAATCCACTGCTCAAATCATCGCAGATAATAGAATCAATGTAGTAAAAGCAATTATTAATTAATAGCGCTGTATCTTCGTCCATTAATTCTTTTGGCATGTACTTTAAAAGAACAACCGTTTCAAAAGTATTGGCTGACTTGAAGTTTTCTTTGACACTCATTGATTTCCATATGTCCAGAACTGCCGTTGACTCATAATCAAAGCCAGACTTTCTTCGAAACACCTCTACAAAAGGCAATGGCATAAAATCCATAGCTACACCCCGCTAACCAATGGTGTAAATTGCATTTCACATGTAATTCCATTTTGAGAATTGTTGGCCGCTTTTAGTTGTAAATAGTTATCTCCTTTAGATAATCGAAAGAAACTACTGCCCTCCATACGTTCTGGAACAGCATTAGTTTCTACACCATTAACAATTTTTTTCGCATACAAATTTCCACGTACCGTTGAAAGTTCGAATCTTGTTCCAGGTTCAAAGGTTCCTTTAAATCCAAAGAAGGTTTGTTTTGTCACATCGTAAATCTGCGGATCAGTTACGGTTGTTACACATTTCATATGAAAAACTGCTCCAACCTGCACATCTCCATTGTTTACAATCTTTTCAATATTCCCTGATTCAAAGCGACCAAACGTATGCTTCTCGCCTTGAACAAAAACCATTGGAAAAATAAGCGTTGGCTTCAATGTTGCCAAAGGAACCAGTGAGTTATAAAACGATACATCACGGAAATAAGAATCGAATGCTTCAAACTGTAAAGAAAATAAATTCCATTCGTCAACCTTATAAGGATTATCTTCGTATAATTTGAAACTAGGCGCTTGGATTGGTAATACGTCGGTTTCATACTCCTTGTCATAGACTTTAAGAGTTAGCTTACCTGTTTGTTTTAGATCGATTTTTTGAATCATATCTCGGCGTAACTGATAAATTTCTTCTTCTGTTTTTCCAATTAAAGTGCCTTCAAGCAAAGGTTTCCGAGTGCTTAAGCGGATTCCAACAACTTTTGCGCCATCTTCTCCAAATACTTCTTCTGCTAGCACGACATTTTCTGGTGCTTCTAAACCTTCCACATTTTGCAAAAAATAAGGAGCCTCCTCATTAAAAACGAGTTGCTCCCCATTTTGATTCGTATAAACTAATTCTAGTTTCACTATTTAAACCCCCTAGCCAAGTCACGTAGTTGGCGTTTTGTTTCAATCGCTGTTTCTCTCGGTGTTTTCGTGTCAGCACCTGTGATATATTGTGTTACTTCCATGTTTTTTATATTTCCGTCTTTCAAGTAAGAAACCATTTCACGCATTAGAGAAGCAAGTTCGCTAAAATCATTTGATTCATGTGAATCTTGAACAGCAATTAGATTTTTAACAACTGAAGAGTTTCTCGGAACTCCCACGCCGTTTTCATAATGAGGAATTAGTTTCTTTGTTTCTGAAGCTTTGATTACTTTTGATCCTTTTGGTAAATCTGGTAAGAATACATTTCTACCTTCTGGTATGAAAGGCACACCACCTTTAGGAATTACCAATTCTTTATAAGTGCGTCCTTTTTGGTCATTGACGATTGCCGGACCACCAATATGATTATTGGTTCCTGTTTCGAGTCCTAAAATTTTTGCTACCCCAGCACCTAAATTAGCTACTACGTTTAAAGTTTTGGTAATTACCGAAGGTCCAGAATTAAAGTCACTTACTGCATTTTTCGCTTGAGATGCTGGGCCACTCGCTTGATCATTAGCCCTCAATAGTTTTTCTACTGGATTGTTTGCTGCGAAAATATTTAAGCTACTATTACCACTTGAAGCCGCACCGACAACTCCACCTGCATTTCCTCGCAGGTTTTTCGTTCCTGGATTGTTGGCATTGTAGGTGTTCAATGCATTACCACCTTGTCGAGCTGCAGCTTGCGCATTTGAAGAATCTCCACGTAGTATTTTCTGTGCTGGATTGTTCGCGTTAAATGCATTTAAGTTTTGAATACCTATCTGTGATTGATTTGATACATTGGAAGCATCTCCGAGTAATTGTTTTAGAAGTGGTTTAACTTGATTGTAAGTTTCAACACTCAAACTACCTTCTGCTATCTTAGCTTTTAAATCTTCGTTATTACCTAACATTTTTTTAACCGGATCGGGTAACGCCTTCCAAGCGTTAAAGCTTTCTTCCGATGCCATAACTTTTGTTAATAAGTCGGTATTGTCTCCAAGCATTTTTTTCTGATCAGCTGGCAAGGCATTCCATTGTTTTAAACTAGTATCAGAAGTCATAATCTTTTGTAGCACATCAGAATTATTAGCTAGAAGTTTTTTCTCTGTATCTGGTAAATTTTTCCAACGGTTGTATGATTGTTCTGATCCATATATTTTTGAGAGTAAATCGTAATTATCACCAAGAATTTCCTTTATATCTACTGGAACTTGCGACCAGTGTGCAATTTTATCTTGAGATTGACTTAACACATCAAGAAAAGATTGATTTTTAGCTTTTAATTCTTTAACTTGTGGCTGATAGTCTTTCCATAACCCTAAATTAAGCATTGTTTCAGCCATTACTTCTGGTGTATTTGAATAAAGAACAGCTTTTTTCTCTTCAAAATTCAATTTACCCCAGCTGCCTTTTGCTTGCAATGCTTGTGTCATTGTTTTTGTAACGTTACTATCTAACAAAGCTTGTTGTTCGGTAAACGTCATTTTTTCCCAACGTCCATTAGCGATGGCAGCTTCTGCAATCATCAACTTAGCATTACTCTTTAAATCTGCGTTTTTAGAAGCATAAATAAGTTGATTCCAACCTTTTTCAGAGCTTGCAGCTTCATTAACTGCTTCTTGCGCATTTGTTTTGACTTCACCTGTTTTCGTATCTAAGATTAATTGATTCCAGAATTCGCCAAACTCATTTGCTTCGTCTGCAATAAGTTCTATTTTTTTTGCGTTTTCTCCGGCAGTTTTTGATACTTTTTCTGCCATATCAGTGAAGGAATCCATCATTTTTTTATTTTGACCAACTGCCGCTTGACCAGCTTCACCCATTGAACTAATTAATTGTCCATTGGCTAAAAATACTTGATCAGCCAATTCTGGATATTTGGCTAGAATAGTTGACATCTGATCTTCTGTAATCTGCGTGGCACTGTCGCCACTTTCTTTTAATAAGGATAGCATTTCTTTGGCATATTTACTGTTTAAATCATAACCGGCATCTACTAATTTTGCTTTCAAATCGTCCTGCATCTTAGTATATTCTATTTTGGATTGTTGCCTTTGCTTTCCTAAAGATTGCAGCCACGTTTTTGCTTGATCTTCTGATGCTTCTGCTACATTTCCTGTCATTGCAGATAAAATTTCTTTGGTTTCAGTTTCGTTTTTACCTAAAGAATTAACATAAGCTTCTGCGCTTTCTTTAGCTAATGATTTAATTCTTATCGCTTCTTCATAACTTATTTTGCGGTTATTGTTTGAAGCTTCTTGTTTAATTTGAGTTATTTTTTGATTATTTTCTTTCACTACATCTAAATATTTTTCCTGATTGAGCACTTCTTCTTTGGTTAGCTTATCTCCAGCTTCTTTTATATCATCTGGCAACTTATTAACAATGCCTTTCAGTGTCTCAATCTTTTTCGTCATATTTTCTTCGATTGATTGACCCATCTTAGAGAAATTATTAGCAATGGTATCGGTATTCCCAGAAACGCCTTTTTCTAGCAAATCAAGCTCTCCGCTAGCGCCTCTGCTATATCCTTGAAATTTAGTTAAGGCTTCATCAGTTGCTTTTCCTACATCAGTTCCCCATCTTTGTGTCCGTTGAGAACTATTCCAGGCTTCTTCTCCCCACAATTTCCAAACCGCAACGCCTGCACCAATCGCAACAGTTGCGCCCAATACCCAAGGATTCAACAAACTAAATCCTTTAGTCAATGAACCAATTTGTGTTGTGGTTCCTCCAATTTTAGCTGTTAATCCGCCTAATGCCGAACCAGAAGAAGCAATGTCTTTTCCGAATCCAAGAGAAACAGAACTACCTTCTGCAAAAGCTTTTGTAACATCTTCAATCGCTCTTTTCTTAGACATAGCAGCCATTGTATCAACAAAGCCCTTTCCTAAAAATCCTACACCCTTCGTTAAAGTACCTGTTAACTTAATAGCAGGCCCCATTGCAGCAGTTAATGCAATCATTTTAACAATTGTTTGCTGTGTTTTAGGATCAGCATTTGAGAAAGATTCCGCTAAATTCGTTACGGTGTTGATCATTGGTTTAGTCGCTTGCAACGCATCTCTCAATGCTTTTACTAAAGGACCACCAAACGTGATACCTACGTCCACTGCTTCATTTTTAAGCATCTTTAATTGAGATTCAGTAGTTTCATATCGCTTGTTAGCTTCCTCTGTTAAAGCGGTGTTTTCTCCCCATGCTTTAGTTCCACGATCTACAGCACTTTTAAATACATCACTGGCACCAGCTGCACGTAGCAAACTGTCACGAAGACGAACTTCGGTAATCCCCATATCATCTAAAACAGCAATTGCAGATTGTCCGTGTTCCTTCGTTTTTCCTAGCCCTTCAATAAATTTGATAATAGCACCTGAAGCATCCTCTTTGAAAGCTTTAGAAAATTGTTCTGCAGACATTCCAGCTACTTCTGCAAAATCATTTAATTTTCCTGATGCATCGGTGGCTTCTTTATGCATTGTTTTTAATTCTTTGCTAGTTAACCCCATTGCACCAGCAGTGTTTTTTAACTCTTTACCGCCATTTCTAACAGCGCTAGAAACCTGTTCCATAGATACACCAGTTTGTTGGCTTAAACTCTCTAACCCTGCAAATGCATTGGCTCCATTTTCTACAGCCAATTGCATTTCAACCATCACTTTAGAAAATGCAGAACCGCCTGCTTCTGCCTCAATACCAACCGAACTCAATGCAGCCGCAAATCCCATGATTTGAGCTTCACTCATTCCCACTTGGTGACCAGCACCAGCAAGGCGTAACCCCATTGCGGTTATTTCTGACTCGGTCGTCGCAAAGTTATTCCCTAAATCAACAATCACAGAACCTAACTTGTCAAATTCCGTTTGTGGCATTCCTGTAATGTTGGCTAATCGAGCTAAAGCAGTTGCTGCTTCTTCTGCACTCATGTTCGTTGACTCGCCTAAATCAATCATTGTCTTGGTGAAGCCAACTACATTTTTAGTTTTGATCCCTAACTGCCCTGCTGCTTCTGCAACGTTTGCAATTTCCGTGTGACTTGAAGGTAATTCTTTGGCTAGTCCACGAAGACCATTTTCTAAATCTTTGTATGAGTAAACAACCTTACCTGTCGAATCAACAACTTCATCATTGGTCTTTTTCACACCTGCAAAATCAGATTCCCATTTAACAGCGGCCGTTGTTACTGCTGCAGCTCCTGCGAGAATTGGCAAAGTTATACCTTTTGTTAAGGCTCCGCCCACTTTTTCCATTTTTTGCCCACTAGAAATCATTTTTTCGCTGGCATTATAAATGGCACCAGTTGCACCAGTGGTTTTGACTTGCATTTCTGCCATCTGACCAGCTGTTTGAATTAATTGAGATCGATAATTTGCTAGTTTTCCATTGGCATCTTGCAATTGAGTTGCTAGCCTTTTGGTGGATTCTGTCGCTTTTCCATCTACAAAAGATTCGTCATAAGCCTTTTTCAGCGCAGCAACTTGTTTCTCTTGTGCTCCAATGATTTTAGTTAAGCCATCAAAACGAGTGCCAAGCTTGCCCATTTGATTGCCCGCCATATCAGCGATTTTTGCATTAGCTTGCATTTCTTTGGCTAAATAACGAACTTCTTTTTTAGTATTTGCTGCACCACGACCAAAATCAGAACTATCCAAGTCCAGCTTAATGACCATATTTCCTAACGGCGTTCCACCACTCATTTAGTTACCTCCTTCCCTTTATGCACCACCACGCTTGACTAATTCACTTAATGGTCGCACCTCTTGTTTTTTCTTTTTAGTTTTCTTTTTCTTTGGTGCTTTTAATAAGATTTCATCAATATCCAAGCAGTCAGTATTCATGAAATCCCGAATCGTCCACCCAAGTTCTGTAACTGAATCACGGACAAAACCCACCTGCAGGTCATAAAATTCAGACCAGCTTAGATTTCCTCCGCCTTTTCCTTTTTTGACTCTTCCACATCTGTCTTAGATAGTCCAAGAACTCGATAGCTGATGATTTCCCATATTTTATCAATGTCTAAAGCATCCATACCGTTAAGAATTGCTTCTTTAGTAAGTTCTTTTTCATCGAATAAATCGGCGACGAATTGGATTTGCATTTCTAAATACTCGTCAGCTGTAGGTTCTAATCCTTCGCTTGTTTTTTCTTCTCTAAGTGAATTTTCTTTTTTTATATAGTCTGTACGCTTAGAAAACGGCACAAAGTCCTGTGTAAAAGTTTTTTCTTCGCCATCAATGCGTAAAGTTAGTTCAATTTTGCGTTCCATTTTTTAACCTCCAAAAAAAGGACGACTAACTAAAGCCGTCCTTAATCAATAATTTTTATTCTGCTGCTGTTACCGTTAATGTACATTCTGCTGTAAAATTACCGTCTTCAGTTGTGCCAACAATTTTTGTAACACCTTCCGAAACGGCTGTTACTTTTCCTTGCACTGGCGTTACCGTTCCAATCGCTGCATCTTCAGAACTTAATCTATACGCTTTGTTTGTTGCGTTTTCTGGCATGACTGTAGGTGTTAATGTTGCTGTTTCACCAACTTTTAAAGCTAATTCAGTCTTATCCAAGGTAATTCCAGTAACTGCGATAGGTAGTGTTTTAAACGCTGGTACTTCCACATGATCAGATTCTTTTTCTACACCGTCAACGGTGGCAACACCTGTGACAGTAAAGTCACCTGCTAAAACATCCGTATTTGCGGCAATTCCAGTAATAGCTATAGGCGAAACACCTTCTGCAACAGGATTAGTTTCATCTTTTTTATAAAGTCTAAATTTTTCTGGTGGAATAAACGACATTTCTTGTCCTCCTAACTTAATTCAATATTGGCCCCATCTGTGGTGGGAGTAACAGCTCCCACTGTGGGGCTTGCTACTTTTCCGGCGCTGGTGTTTCTTCACCAAATAATTCTGTTGTCAATTCTGCTAGAGCTTCTGAATTATCTGCAAAACCGACAGTAACTTTTTTACCGTTAATTTGACGAGAAACAGCAGAATAAACATATTCGCCAGGCTCTGGCGTAAAGTCGTCATCATTTAATGTTTCGCCTTTGACACCATCTAATGAGAATGTGCCTGCATACATGCCGAAGCCAAGTTTTTCACCATATAAATCTTCTGATTCGATTAATACTGCGTAGTAAGGTGGCTCTGTATCCTCGCCAATATGATAAACTTTGCTTTCCTCGCTAGCTTTTTTATGCCCTAACATTTCATGTTCAATGGCTGATGGTACATCTAAGATACCTAAGTTTGCTGCAATATCTCCGTGCCCTTTACGTGCCACGTAATATGCAATGTTTGAACCGAAAACTTTTGACGGTTCTTTGGTTAGTCCTGTAATTTCAAAGCTTGCTGCGGCCCCTTCTTTTGGCTTGCCATCAATGACATGTTTCTTACCAGCGACTGGCTTTAATTCATTGTCCAATTGTTGAATAGTGATTCTGCTAAATCCGTATGTTTGCATAAATTTTTTCCTCCTAAAAAATAGACACCAACTTAATAGTCGGTGTCGTGAATTTGTGTATTTTTTCTGTAACGTCTTGCATCTACAAAACGTTTTGTTTCGTTAAAGTACTGATCTAAGCCACCATCTAAGCGACCAAAACCAATTTGTTTCATTGTTTCTTCCGCTGCTTTAGAAATTCGCTTGGTTGTCATTCTATCCATACTTTCAACATTAATTTGATAATTAAATCGAATGGATAAAGCTTTATTATTAGCAAAATAAGCATTGGTTTGTGGACCAAGAAAATTATCAATAACAATAAAAGGCTTTGTCATATCTAAATTTTCAGGCACTTCATAAAATTTGATTCTTTGAGGTGTTACTAACTCTTTGATTGTTTCATTTTTAATCAGCGCATCGTAAACCTCCATCATCATATCTTTCATTTTGCTAATTCCTCCATATCCGATTTCATTTCTCCAAATGCTTTCGCTTGAATTTCATCAGCTGCAGCTTGTAGTTTTCCCATTCCACGAGGTCGCACATAAGTACCATAGCGTGTATAGCCGAACTCATTTAAATGGACGATAGGCGCACGTTCCTTTGAAGCCCAGCCAGTCTCAACTCGTTTTGGATTATTTTTCACACCGCTACTTATAACTAAGTCGTGTGTTTTTCCTGAATCGATATAACTAGCCATATATTTTTTAACAATCTGTTTGTTTCTTTCGCCTTGTTTTTTTAAAGCTTTGTTGGAAATTCTATTTACTCGTGCTTGTCCTAGTTTATCTTCCATATTTTTGAGAATTTCTTCTAACCCTGTCACTTCGCTCATGATGTTATCCCTAGAACAATCTTGATAAAACGGTTATCTTCAAAATCCGGTGAAACATCTATGATTTCCCACTCTTTGCCCACTGGTAAAGCTCTATAGTCGTCAATAACAACTTTATGTTTGTTCGTTGGAATATAGTCTTGGTGTGGATCACGGATTTTAATTGTCAGCCCCTCTTTAGTTCCTTTTGCATTCAATATTTCCATGTCTTTCATTGATGGATTGTAAGCTAAAGAAAAGCATTCATATAGCTTTTCGTTTTTTTCTTCTCCTGGCTCTGGTCCATCATTTGGAACAAATCCCCAAAATTCTACACGTGTTTTCAAACTACCACTATTAATTTTAGGCTTTTTATAATTAGGGTGTATCATCGTTGAACACCTCCGCATATTTTAAAGACTGCGCTAATATATCTGGCTGAAAATTTGTTTCGAAAAACTCTAATGAATCGTTATAGGCATATCGGCTGCGCTCAAATACAAGTTCTATGAAGGTTAAATCACTTTCTGGTTTAACTGGATTGATCAAAGAATCAAGGCGCAAAAAAGAAGCGGCTAAAATTTCCGTTAACGATTCATCTTCCGACGTTCCAAAAATTTTCATCCGCTTCTTAAATTTTTCTAGGTTCAGATTAGCTAACTCTAATGCTTGTTCATTAGTCATTGAATCCCTCCCCTGTTATTTCAGTTTTACAACAGCCCCGTCTGTTGTTGGCGTGACTTTTTCAATCACGGGGATTGCTACTTCCCCGTCTCTGGGTCTCCATTAATTGATAATGTCCATACAGCTGCAACTTTGTTGTCTTGTGCTTTACCAAACGCAAATTGTTTTGCAGTGAATAAACGACAATCTTCTAAAGCTAATGTTTGATCGTATTCTTTGATCACTAATGCTCCTGCAGCAAATGCATCGTAACGACCACTAACAAAAGTGGTAACTTTTCCAGATTTTTGGAAATCAGATTCCACAATCCGCAATCCAAACGGTAATTTCGTAACCCAGTCCCCCATTGCATTACGAGAAGTAAACTCTGTTTCAATATCCAAAGCTTCATCTGGGCTCGCAACAATAACTACTTTCCCAGCGACAGAAATACGTTTGCCATTTTCTTTAACAGAATGGTATTTACGCATTTCTTTTAATTCTTTAATCGCTGTTTTTTCATCGGCAAAAGTTAAAGTTCCTGCTGCTTCTTTCTCTGGATAAGTAGTCACACCGTTTGAAGTAGCTCCCTTTGCTAAGTCACGAGTTAAACCAATAGGCTTATCGTTTCCATCGCCATTTAGGAAAGCATCTTCGAAGCCAACAGCAAATGCCTCTTTAATTTGAGTAGTTACATAACGTTTAATCCAAACAGGACCATATTCTAATAGATCGTTTGGTAATACTACGAATGCTGTTGCTTTGCTTTGTTTTGCATCGTCTTCGCTGAAGGTTGCATCTAACTGACCTTTAATTTCGCCGAAAATTTTACCCCAAACAATGGCACCTTTTGGATCAGATTTTAAGATTTTCAAGCGTAAACCTGTGTACTTTAAGCCTAATTCTTTTAATAATGGACGTTCTCTTGTTAAATCATTAAAAATTTCATCCACTGTTGTTTCAGGAAGTAGTTCTTCATCTTTCCATCCTGTTTCAGTGACTGCGTTAAAGAATTTAACTTCTTTAGGCGTAATGCCTTTATCCATTTTTGAAGCATTGATAAATTCTTCTGCTTCCATACGAGCTTCTTTTTTAGCCTCTGCTACCATGTCTTCTGCTAAAGCATTCATAGATACTTCGTATAATTCATTTTGTTTTTCCTGTGGATCACCATTTTTTACAGATTCAATAAAAGCTTTACGCTTTTCTTGATAATTGACCATTCCTTTTAAATTGATTGTCATATTTAAATTCCTCCTAAAAATGTGTATTAAAATAAGAACCTAGCAAACGGCGATTCGTTCATGGGTTCTTTGGGTTCGATAGTTTGTTCAATTGTAACTTCGTTTTGCTTCACTTCTACGATTGCTTCAGCAATCATTTCTTTTAATTCTTTTTTATTGACCATTACTACTGGTTCGTTCTGCTGATTTTTTAGTTTTTTCACTTCATTGATAATGTCTTTTGAAATAAGACCACTTCCACCATCAGCAACTAATAATGGGCGTTCGGTATTTTCGAACATGATTTCATCCGCAAAACCACTTTCAACAGCCTCTTCTGCGGTTAACCATGTTTGTTTATCCATCAACGCTAAAATTTCTTCTTTGGCCTTACCCGTTTTTGAAACATACGCATTAGCTAAAGATTTATTAGCTTTCTGTAAAATCTCGCTTGCTTTGTCCATTGTGTGATAATCGCCGCCAGCTCCCATTGCGACATTATGAATCATAATTTGACCAACTGGGCTAATGGCAACTGTGTTACCAGCCATGGCAATTATACTTGCAGCACTTCCAGCCATCACAATGTTCACTTTCACATGCCCCTCATAGGAACGCAAAGCTGTATAAATTTCATTCCCCATGTCCACTAGCCCACCATTAGAGTTGATAGTCACTTCAACATCTTCATTGTTTGCAGGTAACAAATCTAAAACATCGTTTGGGGATGTTGATTCCATGTCAAACAATTCATAGAACCATTTATCGTCATTAGAAATGATTGGTCCGTTAACTTTGATTTTCACTGTCATCTTTATCTTCACCCCCTTTCAATTTTTCATAGTTTTTAGTAATATGATGCTCATTCATAAATGCTTCCTCTGATTCTTCATACTCAAAATCAATTAACACTTGGTTAGGCGTGAATACTCCAGAAGCAATTAATTTATCAATTTGTACAGCTTGTTCATACGGATCACGTTTAAGAACATTCATGATTATCACTCGTACACCTTGTTGGTACTCATATTTTTCCAAAACTTTATTATTAAGTTCTGATTGTAGTTTGTCCTTCAATTGAGTAATACAAAGTTTTTGATAGGCTTTTAGATTAAATTCTAGATCGGCCATTTCTCCATGTACTAATGCAGAAGGAACACCAATGGCACGACAAACATCATTGATTAATGACTTTTTCATTTGGTCCAATTCTTCCAAAGATTGATTAGACGAGCCCGTTTTATTTGTGTACTCTTCGTATTTAAAACCTTTCAGTTGTGGAACTATTGCTACCGAGTTATTTCTAAAAGATTTGTATATTTTATTAACGAATGCCTGTATTTTTTCTTGATCGGTTCTTCCGTTTCCGTCCTTTTTATCTCCATAACTACCTGTTTGATCAATGGAAACACCTGCTCGAATTTGATTATTTCGCATAGAAACTTCTAAGATACGACCGAAAAGTTCACCATAATCATTGAATAGACCATCGGTGAACTTATCTAATTTTTCATTGTTATATTGAAGGTAAATAACCTCAGACATTTTAAAGTTTCTCTGATAGGTGTAGTTTTTTATAGTTACTTCCGAAAACGTATCTTCGTAGAGTGCATATTCATTTCTATAAAAATCATCTGCAATCAATAACTGATTATCATCGGAAACAATTACTAACACTTCGTTATTTTTTAAAAGTGTATAAAAGAACTTTTGCCAAAAATCGTTTGCTGACATGTCTTTATTGGGGCGTACGTTTAGTAGATAGTCCCATTCTTCTTTCGTGGCACCTCTTATTTGTACCTGCATTGTTGACATGGTCCTAGCGACAAAATTTAAAACAGAATCTAAAGCCCAGCGCTTTAAGTATGCTCTAGTAGATACGTCGTTTATAAACTCAAAATCCAACATTTCTTGAATAGCTTTGTTTTTAGCTGACGTACCTTTTAACAAGTCAAATAAACTCACTCATTCACCCCCTTTCCGTCGACATCTAGTACTATTTATTTTATTTTTCCTAAAAAATGACGACCCGATTTATTTTCTTTTTTTGCTGGCACATCCCATTTATAGCCGTTATGAGTAACGAATGTCTTTTTGAAATATGCAATATTGTTTCCATAAGCTGATTTCGTTGCCCTAACAATATTTAGGTATTGTGGTTTATACATAACTATCACCTCTTAAAAGTCTAATTCTTCTAATATATCGAATGCATCTTCAAAATTATAATCTGTGAGTTCATCTGCTAAATACATACCGCATACAAATGCTTTAAATCCATCTGTTTTCCTTCTAACTTCTTCTTTTTTTAAGTACGTCTTATTTCCATCATTGTTTGTCTTTACTAATACATTATTCGTGTACCACCGCATTAACGGATTTTCTCCAAAAATGATGTGTCTATTAGCAAACGCCGTTTCTATTCTCGGTGCAAGCAAACTATCGACTGCTCTAGGATTTTTTATCACAACCACTTCAAATCCCGCAGCTATTAGTAACGGTCTCAATACATCCATTCTGAAATTATCGGCAACAATTTTTGTAACTCCGTATTTATATCGTTGTTCAACAAACCAATCGACCACTGTTTGTGGCTCAATTGTAGCTCCATCAACTACAGATAATAATCCTCTGTTTTCCCATTCTTTTATCGGTGCGAATCGCTCTTTTGTTTGTTCTGATGCTTTCCTAGAGTATCCGTAATATATGTCTGCAAATTGCTTTCTAACAAATGAATGTGTTTTAAAAACATAGTCATCCTTATCTTTAAATAAAAGACCACATGCGGCAAAATCTCGCAAGCTAGCAAAGTCCAAACATCCAATTGCTTGTCTACCTTCTAAATTTGGTAAAGGACGATTGGTGTCCATTATTTCTTCGTAACTAGCCACTGATCTTTCTAAATCTGTAACTGGTAAATTCATTCTTTTAGTCATAAACTCTTCTCTATTTGACGGATCGTCCTCTAAGTCTTCATATTCTTCAAAAATAGTTTCTAAAAGGCTCTCGGCATACTCTGATAAAGGTTGATGAAACATCGGATTTGCTAATTCCCAGTTTTCTGATTCTGTCACTTGGTCTTCTGAATCTAATTTGCAAATAAAAGGGAAAATAGCATTAGGTCGACTAGAACCGTTTAACACTCTTTTGGCTTTTTCTTTAAGAGAATCTAAAAATCCCTCTCGAACATATCCATCTGTTCCTACATAAAATTCTCTAGGATTCGGCTTTTTTCCTAATCCAGAAATATGCACTTTTACATCTTTGTTCGAAGGGTATTGGTGAATTTCGTCGAAAGCCACCGCTCCATCTCTTAAACCATCTTTAGTATCGCCATTCGACGTTCTAAATCTTATATAGCTACCAGTTTTTTTAGAGGTTATAACTGTTTTCCCATACTCGAAAGCTTTTTGAAGTGTTTTATTTCGTTTGATTGTATTGTAAATTTCTTCGAAAGAAGTTTTTGCTTGATCTTCTGAATTCGCAACAATCGAAATATTGTAATCTAGAATTCCATGTAATTCAGTTTGTAAAAAATTAAGAACGACAGAAAGAAGCCCGTTTTTACCGCCACCACGGCCAAACATCCATAGAAATTTACGATAAAAATTTCTGTTATTCTTTTTAAAATACAAAAAGACGAAAGCAATCAAAAATTTTTGAAATGGCTGTAATTCAAAAAACCATTTCTCACCATAATTGATGCAATCGTCTATCATTTTGTCATTAAAATATATATCGTCTCTTGAAAGTATATCTCTTTCAAGATATTCTATTAGTTCAATTCTTTCTTTATTTAGTTTTATTTCACCTTTTTTATATTGTTGTATATAGTAATCGACATGTTTTTGCTTAATCATACTAAGTCACTCTCGCTATAATTATCATCATCAACGCTAGTCACAATTTTTGTTGATTCATCTAAGTTAAGATCTTTTCCTAAAGCAATCAATGCACGTGAAATTTTAACTTTTTCGGCGATTGCTGGATTGATTTTTAAGTATTTCTGCGCTCCGTTTTCAAACTCTACAATCGTTCCATACTTAGAAATAGACGAATTCATTTTTTTATAAAGCTTTACTAAATCAAGATATCTCTCGACTTTTTCAACTTCTAGTTGATCGTTTTCGTCAATTTGACTCATCAACTGTTTTTTCAAGTCTGCCATTTTCAATAGCAATCACCCCCCTATAAAAAAATTTAACGTATATTTTTAGACAGTTGACCCCATCCACCGGTTCCCGCAGTCCCCACTTTATGGCAAAATATTTCGATGGGGGGTACATTATCCCACACTTTCTTTAGTTTTAAGCTGTGTTTCTCCCACAACTCCGAAATGTTCTTTCAGTGGATTATTTTCACTACAAACGCTAACGAATTCGTTTAAGTAACCCTCAGGAATAAGAATCGTTACGAAATAACTAGTTGCATCTGATTGATTCGACAAATCAAAACTTGCTTTATCAAACGATTTGAAACTGTCCTCTACCACCATTCATCATCCCACTTTCTTTTTCTTTTCGATTCTCTATAGTTAAATCTTCCGTGTCGTTTATTGTGACAGTCTTTGCATAACGTTCTAAGGTTGTCTATATCTAATGCATGCTGCGGATAATGTTCCAACTCTTTAATGTGATCCACTTCAAGAATAGAATCATATTGAGTTGTTAACTTACCTTCCTGTTTGCACCACTGGCATTCGTAATGATCACGCTCTAAACACTGCTGTCTTAATCTTCTCCACTCTGATGAGCCATAGAATTTAGCTCGTGCTTGTTTAGATGATACATCAATCATATTAAGCATCACGATGATGTTTAATAGTCAACCGATCCAAGTGCTCTGGATATTTTGGAAGTGCATTATAATATTCAATCGAAATGTCATGTAAACCATTTTCATGTTCTTCGTTATCTTCAGTATGCCAGTTATAAGAAACATCAATAAGTCCTCGAGGATATTTATCTAAACGTTGTCCTTTATAGTAAACTTCTGGAATCGAATCAGTATCTTCTAGTTTGATTTCAAGTAAATCAGCCGTTGTTTCTTTCGGTAATGGTACATCTGAACTTTCTTTTTGAGCGTGTTCTTTCATCTTCTTTTGAATTTCCGCATCATATTTAAGGCAATCTATGTCTTTGTTCCACGGTTCCTTTCGGTAAGTAGTGTACAAACCTGCAAGGATTCTTGTTCCTTTTGTCGCATTTTCAATTAGTTTCTCAATATATCTTGTAACTTTTGGATTCTTAACGATCATCGTGCCATTAGGTAAAACAACAAAATTTACATCGTCATTGAATGTTTCATCAATGTTCGTTTTACTTTCTGAATACTCATCCTTAACTTCTAACGTGAAGACTTTATCCGTCATATCCAATCACTTTCCTTTCTTCAAACTATCTATATAAGTATTAACCAACGCACGTTGTACTTGCAGCACGCCTTCAATACCTAGCGACTTAACATCAAGTTTCAATCGTTCGTTTAAGAACTGTGCATTGTGATCTGCTTCAAGTGTTTCTTTCTGAACGTAATAAAGTAATGCTGATGTCTCATCCATCTTCAGCCCATATACCGAAATGATTTCAATAAACAGTTCTGCAAGCGCATCTATATCTTTCTCTTCACGAACCTTCTTCATGATTTCTAAGAACTGTGCTTGTTGCTTTTTAATCTGTTCTTTTTTACTCATAGATGTAACAACCTCCTTATAAAATTATGTAAAAAGGACTGCATAGAAATGCAGCCCTCGTGAAAGGTAGTAGCGCCAATTTGTTTGTCCGAACATTTATTGACAATCTATTTATTTAAGCAGCTTATGCCACTTACTGGCGTGACAGGAGTCGAACCTGCATGTACTTGATTAAAAAATCAACTGCTCTCACCAATTGAGCTACACGCCATACCAGAAGGAGCTACCTTCTAGCAATTGCTAATAAATCAAATTAACCTTTACACACTCTCGTCAGAATATTTTCCCATCAGGACGTAGCTTTCGCAGACTTTCACGGCTAAAATGATTATGTCACTGACAAGGATTTGCACCTTGCATACGGTCTTTTTCTTCACAATTTGAGTATAATGTTCTCCAACTGAAGCCACTTTTTCGGCACGTAGTCTCGACCCTCGCATGACCGCCAACCGTTGACTGTTGCATCCTTGTGAATTTGTATTTGCGTCTACCTATTCCGCCACAGTGATTAAACTTAACTCTCGCAAACCTGTAGAAAAAAAGAGAGAGGAAATTCACCTCACTTCTTTAGTTTTATAATTGGTGGTTTGCGAGAGAATCTAAATGAGATCACAAGCGACTAAACGAAGAAAGTAGAATTTTTTTACTTTCTTGTAATCTCAAATCAAAAAAATAAGTAGGCAATCGTTCCGTTAATGTATTTGTGTAAGTGTGTCGCATTTCTTATTTTTTTGACACTATCATAATAACCCGTTTAGAAGATATATGAAGTGTAGATAAAGTGTATAAAAGAGGTATAAAAAGTGTAATAAATGGCTACTTAAAAGCAACCAGTTCCAGTGCTGAAGCAAATTGAACGATAATCATATTAGATTCTTGTTTCACTGATTCTTCACTGATACAGTTTCGTTGCGCTGCTAGATAGATTGGATTACCGTTGATGTATCGATCATAGAAGATTCTTTTTCTTCGCTCGGTTACATCTGGCTTGTGCGGATGCTGAATCGCAGAATAACCTCTAACAAAAAGCTTATGCAAATAATCAAACTCTTCTTGGGCTTCTTCTTTCTGGATTAACATTTGCTCGGCTTCAAAAGTGTTTTTGGCCGTTGATGGTGGAACCAAAGAGAATGAAGCTGTTACTTTTGGTTCCCTCGGCTGGCCAACACGACATCTAGCAGCAAGATAGGCAGATAGGAATACACTGACATTATGTTTCGTTTGTTCCATGTCTACATCCTTTGCATCTGGTGTTTCATATTTCTTTACGTCAAAAAGTACCATCCTTTGATTCCCCCATTTATGGTATAATATTCGTGTCGAGAATATTACCAATGGTCGGAGGAATCCGGCTTTTTTTATTGGCAGCTTTCTTTACTCATGATAAAATATTTTTATTGTGACCAATGTTTGGGGTAAAGTAACCTCACATATCACAAGCTACCACTTTTCTGGTAAAATATTCTTCTTAGTCAACCAGTGGTCGGTTGGCTTTTTTTATCAGTCAATATTCCATTTATTCATCCTCCATACTTAATTCCTAGTTTGTTCTGCTTTTTCAGTTACTATTTTTAAACCTATTGACTTTTCTAATTTGTCAGAGGCTTGATCAAATAGTTCACTCCGATTAGCAAGGCCGAGCACACGCTCGCCTGCGCTTACAAGGTTCTACAATGATTCTGCTAAATACTATCATTTTCCCACAATCTGTAGGCAAAACTAATAATGTTTTCTTTATGTGAATCTGTCATTCATTTTTAACTGCAGAACAAGATTCTTCCTGATGAGGTCTAAGTTCCATAGATTTCTCCTTTCTTTATTGATATAATTAATTAAAAATTGTTTAAAAGGATGAATACGAATGGGCCAATATGAGTTACGCAAAGAAGGACTTGAGCTTTTAAAAAAAATTGATACCAACAGAGATAACTACATTATCATTCACTATGCTTGCGAAAGTTTTAAAACAGGGCAAACAATTACCGCTATAGCTGTACGTCAATTTAGAGATGGACAAACTCAGTCTTTTTCTTTAAATAAGACTGCTCAAATATTAAATATTGAACCAAAAAATATCTCTTCTAATATGAAAGTAATAGAAACTAAAATGTTAGACGAATTCTTTAATTATGTCGAATCTCATAAAACATATCACTGGATTCATTGGAATATGAGCTCTGACAATTTTGGATTCAAAGGCTTAGAACATAGATATCAGGTTCTGCAAGGAACTCCGGTTATTATTGATGATTCAAAGAAAATAAATTTACCCCATTTGTTTATAGAATTATATGATAAAGGATTTGCTGCTCATCCTCGACTAGAAAATTTAATGGAAATGAATCATATTTCACCTAAGGATTTTTATCCTGGATATTCTGATGATCCAAATATAACAGACGAAACAGATTTACTAGATGAAGGTCGGTATAAGGAAATTCAAATTTCTTGTTTAAGGAAAGTTGATGTTTTCTCAAATTTTCTAAATTTAGCTATAGATGACAATCTAAAAGTTAAAACTCCTAAAACTAAAAGATATGGTTTAACAATTAAAGGACGTTTAGTAGCTTTGAGTGAGTTTATTTGGTTTAAACCTGTATCATATGTTCTTACTTTTGTAATTGGATATTTTATTGAAAAATTACTTGATAGTTTTTTTTAATTTTTCTTCATAAAAATGAATTGCGTTATTAATATCTAAAATGGTTACTGGAAAACTCCCTTTAAATTGATTTTTCACCTCTATCAAAGTTACTAGTTTTAGATAGTTATTTTTATCAGAGATTTATTCATATTCTTGGTTAAGCATATTTTCTCTCCTTGTTTTTTAATTATTATTTTTCACACTGTTTATACCTTCAATCCAGTAAACTAAAATGCTCCAGGTTGATACCCTTGAGTTGGATGTGGTGCCTGTCGCTCTTACTAATTGTTTTGTTGGAGCATTCCTGATTGAGTTCCTTGAATCGGATGTTGTGGCTATTTCACAATTTCAGGCACTTCTTTTTTTGATAGTATCTGTCGTTGCTTGGATAGAAACAATCTATGTGTTGTTATTATATTAACGATGCATAATTTTCACTACACCTTTTGATTCAGGAAATAAAGTCCAATTAATTTGTAATGGATCTAACTTTTTCAATTGTTCACTCTTTTCGGTAAAATTCATTTCTGCCATTAGATGAGCTACATAGTATGGTGTTAAGAATTGACCTACACCTTTATTATAGATTTCCAAAGTCATGTATAACTCACCTAGCATTATCAGTTGAGGTTTCTTCTAAAGCTTAAATTTTATTGGCTCTTTTTTATAACCAGCATCAATCAAAATTCCCTCGATCACATAAAGATCCGTTTTCTGCTTCAAGCTAGTCTTAAATTTCTTCGCAATATTTCTAGCTTTGTCTAAAGAAACGACCTCATATTTTCTAGCCAATGCATCCGCAATAATAGCGGATGTTGGCGTGTAATAAATCTCCAGCAAAATGAACACTCACTTTCTACGAGATTATTCTTCGATTTCTTCTTCATCATCTTCAACTGTCTTTTCTGGGAAAATGATGTTCTCTTTATTTTTGCTCCAAGAATCAGCAAACGGCGCAAAATGTTGGCGTGCGATTTCCACTTGATTAATTAGATTCTCAACTGAAACCTCATGATCAGCCGCAATTTCTTCTAGCGCTTCCCCTTCATCGATCCGATGCAACACACCACGAACGTTGATTTTTACTGATTCTGGCCATTCGATTGTTGTTGCCTTCTTGATGAATTCATCAATAGTTTCTTTCGATACTTGCACAGCAACTTCTTCGACTTCTTGCACATCATCGCCCATTTCTAAAGAAGTCTGTTCTTCTTTTAGAACTTCAACTGTTCCGTCGTTATTTACAACATACTCGACATTTGGTTTATTCGTTTGTTTGTTTACTGGTACCTTGTATTCTACTGTTTCTGGCTCAATGGTCGTTGATACTGTTTTGCCTAAAAATTCGTTTAAACTTTCATATTTTCCTTTTAATGAAGCGTTGCTAACCACTAATAGCACTTCGATATTTCCGTTTGATTTAGATGTCACTTTTTTCACTTCTGGTCTGAAATTTACTTGTTTTGTCATGGTAAAACCTCCTAGTAGTTTGTGGCTTGTCGCCAGTGATAGTTAAAATTATTTGTGATGAATGGTTTTTTCTCATTAAGCGGCTTAGTTACGCCTTGTGTAATGACTTTAAAATCATTTGATCTAATAACAACCGCCTCGACTGGATGACCATATTTCATGGCAAACAGTCTAAATCTAAGCTTATTTGATTGATCAATGCCATAGGCACCAAAACTATTTTTTATATCGATTACATGTAGCCAATTGCCATCGTGATCCTTGATGATAAAATCTGGCGAATAGGCAATGCTCGAAATGTTTCCTCCTGGTATTTCGCACTTCTCGTGCATTGTAAATCTTGGGTGTACCTCAAAAGGCAATCCACAATTTTTGACAAATCGCTGATAAAACTTTGCTTCTTTTTCCGAGTCAAATATATATCCATCAATCGTGACTTTATTTCCTCGCTTATTTAAGGCTGTTGGGGATTGCATTGTTTTAACTCCCTTTCCTTGGTCGCAGTTTCCGCTCGAACTACTTTTCCATCTTTGTTGCATTCTGGGCATGGAATTGGTGTTGCATAATTAAACCTGTCTTTACCCCAAATCACACGCTGATCTTGACATCTAACACACTTCATTCTTATTTAGCCCCTTTCATCCAGGCTTGATTACTTTTGATTGCTTTTTCGGTTTGTTCCTTCTTAGCACCCTGTTTGATAGCTTTTCCTATATGTTTCTTCGCTTTTTCTGGCATTATGATGGCTTCCTTTACTTCTGAAACGGTTCCGCCAGATACGATTGTTGCAATAGCTGCTGTCTCTTTTTGTTCAAACAACACAGCATCTTTTAAATTAGCTACTGGCCAACCATCTTTGCCAAGATAGGCTGAAATTTTTACTACATACGGCATTGAATAATTCCCCTTTCTATCGATTTATTTTTAAGGCTTTAAAATGCGTTTTAAGCCTTTTTTCTTTCTTTACATCTATTTATATTCGCTTGATTGTAAAACTGTTCTACGCTGAATATATTCGCTAAAAATAACATTTCAGATGCCTGCTACTCGTTTGTCTGATGTCCCTTCAATTTTCATCACAAAACCTTGTGAATTACTCATGATACGAGAAAGAATTCTCTCCCCATAAGCTTGACTCATTTCTTTACCAGTTAAATTGGTTGTAAATACTGTTGCTTTATTCTGCCGAGCTTCTACAATGCGATTTAAGGTGTCGTTATTAAAGTTGGTACTGTCATTCCCTTTAACGCCTAACTCGGCCCCTAAGTCGTCCAAAACAACTAAATCAGCGCTTTTAATCTCTGCCATTAAGGTTCCTGTTATTGTCTTTCTGGCTTGTTCATCTTTCATCGCAAATTTTAGTTGTTCTAAGAGTTCCGCATAGCTAATAAATAGGCAGCGTTTATCATAGTTTGATTTCTCCAACACTTCCCAAGCAGTTGACATAGCTAAATGACTTTTACCAACGCCGCTTTTGCCTGAAAGGATCATATGAATTGGTTTATTCAAAAGAATTTCAGTTGTAGCTCGTTTGGCAATTTCAAAAGCAAGCTTGGTTTCTGTGTCTACTGTTTTGTAAGTTTTAAAACGACAATTAATTAAATTTTTGTCGGTATAAAGCGAGCTATATTTCAAGTAATTAATCGCTCTGGCTTTCAAACTATCGTTAAACATTTTCTCTGTTTCAAGGTCTTCTGCTTTTTTGCGTGCTTTATAGCCACATTCCATGCAAGTTGGCGGACACCTATCGGACCCATCTTTGTTTTTTGCACGCCAAGCATAAAGATTTCCTCCGCACTCTGGACATGGATCAGGTGTAATATAAAGCAACGTTTTAATCATTTTTGAAAATCCATCTGATGCTGACTGCATTCTTTCACTTCCTAAAATCCAAGATCATCGTAATCCGAATGACCCGTATTTGATTTCTGTTGCTTGGTTGTTTTCTTTTGCTTCCTTGCCGCTTCTCGTTCATCAACAGATTTGAACCCTCTTTGTTCCCAATCTTTCAATATGGCATTGATATAGTTATAGTTTCTTGCGTTTGCATCAATAGCAATTTCAATAGCTTTAACAATTAATTGTTCAGCATCTTTTTGACTAGCTCCGATTTTTTCAAAATCAGAAATCCAATAATCAAAATCGGTCATAGTTTTAGACGACATCAATCCAAATCCGTTGTTTTCCCAAATTGAACGAATGGACGACCCTTTATTGTTGTTATTAATATTCTTTTCATTCTTATCATTCTTTTCATTCTTGTATGTGGACAACTGTTGGACACTTGTTGGACGGTTGTTGGACACTTGTTGGTCATTGACTTGATAGTCATCCCAATTATTTATTGTTATAACGCTGTATTTCGGAGTTGATGAGATGGACAACATTTGCTCGTTTTCAAATTTTTTTAACCATCTCCATAACGTACGCCCGACAATCTGTTGGTCACGTGGAACACCTTCATTGAACTCTTTCTCAATAACGGCGCGCCCTGTGACGAATTGACCGCTGGACACAGCTATCTCTTGACCATTAAAAATAAATCTACTTTCTTTATGGCTCGCCTTCATTAAACATAAAGACCAAAGTTTAAACATATTAGCGTTGGTCCAAACGAATGAATTGGTCACTTTTCGATACAATTTTATATATCCAGTATTCATTCGTTATGCACCTCCTATAAATCGTCCATACTGGTAAAATTTGTAATTTTGTTGTGTCCTCTACAATATTCACAAACTCCACAACTAACTGGTGCTTCCTCACCATTTTTAACTCGCACAACATGCTCGATGTTTTCTTTTAATTCTTCTAATTCGTAAATCATTTTTTCTTCGCTAAGAGTGATTAGTTTTGCTTCACTAGGTGTTTGTTTCGAAACGGCTGCAATGAGAGGAAGAAAATTTTTGTCATATTGTTGCCGAAGCAGTTCGCAATAAACAGCCATTTGCAGCACGTAACCGAAGCGTTCAATAAAGTTTGCTTTTCTGTTTAAACGTTCATCCCACTTTTTCTCGTGTATATCTTTGGTTGTCTTGATGTCTACAAAATACTTTTCTTCTAAATTCAAACAATCAATTTTCCCTTTCCACATTGCACCGCCAATTTCACCTGTGACGATCACTTCTTTTTCACCTTGATAAATATTTAAAAAGGCTTCTTCTTGTTTTAATCTTTCAATCATCTGCTCGGCAATTTGGAAATCTTTCAGTAGCCCAAACGGCTTTCTTGAAGAAAACATCTTGCTTTTGTTTTCTTTTTTAAATGCTTCATGAATTTCTGGTGATTCAAAGTAAGAATGAACATAATTACCAACTAGCAATGCTTTAGGATCGTTATCTGGTGTCCATTCGCCTTTTAACTTGGCAAGAGCTGCAGCTTCACATTCAAGAAATTTTTTATATTGAGAGACAGACATATAAGCTAGGTCCGCTTCTTGTGTATAATAATTTTCATCAGAAAGGATAATCGTCTTCTTCAATCGTTGAGACATCAGCTTCACTCTCTTTCTGATTGGTTTCATAACCAGCCATCACATCTAAATTTTCCTGAACTGGTTCTTCTAAAATTTGTTCAGCCATTTTCGTTAAATCTTCTTTTTCAATTGATTTGGCTTGTTCAATATTGTTTTCTTGCTCAATAACTTTTTTATTGTTGGTAAATATTTTTTCTTCGAGTACCGCAGCTTGCTCTTCTCGCTCTGGTGTCACATCTTTTCGTTCAAATTCATTTTCGAGTGTGTCTTTAGCAGCTTGCACAAATAAATCATTATCGTTACTAGTATTGATTAAGTATTTAGCAGCTCGATTGATGACAGTTCTTTTTGCCATTTCTTCTGGGAAATCGTTTTGAACATTTTTTGTTTTTGCTTTACTCCATGACTTATCAATTTGTTTTTTAGTCATGACCGTTGTTACTTCTTTACCATTTGCTAGCTTAATAACCACATAAGCAGCCTTGATGTCGTTGTCTAGGTTTTCGAAGGATGTTTCATGTTTAGCCACGACTAAGTCTGGTCCGTCCATAGCAATTTCAAATACATCGCCTTCTCTGACTACAACAGGCGTGATATCTGCCCCTCCTGTTACTCGATCTAACACAGCCATGGTTCCAAAATATGAGCGCATAAGCTGAACTTTATTTCCATATTTAATGAAATAGCATTGTTTCTTCGCAGGTGATAATCCTTGGATGACCATATCTAGTAAGGCATTAGAAATAGATGTTTTAGTTTCTGGGTTGTTAGCTGCCAACTGAAGAAGGTTCCCTCCTGAATTGTTAGTTAGTTCAAAGAAAGCACTTTTCAATGCATTCTGTGGACTATAGCCTAGCGGCATTTCTAATCCCTGCTCTTGCAATCTATTTAAATTTCCGATGACTTGTTCATCTAAAGATCGTTGTGTCATTTGTGTTAAATCGTTACTCATTGTCATTCTCCTTTTCTTCGTCATATTCCCACGTTGGCTCTAATGATTCTTTTTCTTCTAGCGCCTCTTGTCTAGCTCCTAACGAATCAAATTCAGGCATTTTCACCACTCCCAGAATATTTTCGTTTTGTTTTCTTCAAGTTCAACGTGATCAAATCCTTCTGTTTCTAATTGAGATAAAAACGTTGATGTAAGACCTTTACTATTCACCACGCAACTTGTATTACCATTTGATGCTGCAGTTCGAATTGATTGAACAATTCTATTTTGAGCATTTGCTAACATTAATTCGTAAACATCATCACTTAAACCTCTTACTTCAATCATTGCAGTTCACCTCGTAAAAATGCAGTTAGTAGTTCATCCATAGATTTTTCATTTGCAGCATCTTCGGCTTTTTCTGCTACGCATTCTGGACAATCACAAGGTTCGCTTATATTTAATTGCTCTTTTAGATCACCTACAAGTTTTTGCAAGAGTATAGCTAACCCGATAACTGAACCACAAAACGCAGTACTTCCTTGACCTGTTTCAAAATTTGTAGCACATAGAAGAAGTTCAACATTCTGTGCCTTACATTCTTTTTCAAGTTCAATAATCATTCTTTCAATTTTTCTATTCATGTGGTACACTCTCCTTGAATTTGATATTTGTAACTGACCTACTTTGATGGCCGTCGAAGTGGGTCTTTATTTTTGTTTTTTTACTTCTCGATCTTCCAACGCTAAATCGTAGTAGAGCAACCAAATGATAAAAGCTGCTATATATATGTTTTGGATTAATGGACCAATATTGCCACCTACTAAAAGCCCCAAGCCAAAAACGATTAGCAATGCTGCTATACGTCTTAAATGATAGATTTTTCTCAATGTGATCATCCTTTCTTTAAAAACGATCTTTCGTCTCCATGAATTCTTTCCAATGAATATCTATAAAATGAGCGGTCATCTTAGCATGAAACTTCCAAGGCATCCCTTTACTAGTTGGGAACTTTACGAATCCGCCGTTTCTTATATCTACCTCTTCGCGATATTTATAGAAAACGAGTTTCCAGTCACGTATATCTTTCCCACCTAGGCGGTTAGTAACATCTTTTGCATTCCACGTCTGACCAATTAAGGTTTGATTTTCTAATTCTAAAATCTTTGCCTTTTCAATCAGAATCAAATTAGACGGTATCTCAATTGAAATTTTTGATTCTATCAGTTGCGTCATCTTACTGACCCCCCTATCTAATTTTGTAATAAGCAATAATATCGGTCATTTGCTTAAGATGTTTTTCTGGATTATTAAGGATTTTACGTAGATATTGTTCTGTAATCCCTAAAGCACTTGCTACATCAGGAATCTCCCATTGATTTTTCTCAAAGTGATTCAAAATTTTTTGGCGTGTTTCTTGAATATTTGCCATGCTTTTTTTCTCCTTTATCTAAATTAGTAAACAAATTAATCAACTAATTTCTATATTTAGTTGACACAAATAGATTAATAATCTATACTAAAGGCATAACTAAATAAGACATTGAAACATTGATTTGTAGCTTTCTTGGCGGTTAGCATTTATTTATCAATATTGTTTTTTGTTGTCTTTTTAGTTGATTAACTTGTTTACAAAACATAGTATAGATTAATAATATAAATAAGTCAACATTTTTTACATTATTTATCTAAACTTTTTTTGTGAGCATTCAGAAAGGTTGAAAAATCAATGAATACTTACGAAATAATAAAAGACTTAGCTAAAGAAAAAGGAATTTCTATTAGACAATTGGAAATAAATTTTGGCTACTCTAATGGATATATCGGTAGTTGGAAAAGACAAACACCCAATTCTAATGAATTAAGTCGTTTAGCAGACTACTTTGATGTATCTGTAGATTATCTATTGGGAAGAACTGATAATACTAAAGCAACTGATGAAAAAAAATTTGATGATTTAGATGATGTACTGGATAACGTCATGAGTTTTGACGGTGAACCACTTGATGATCATGACAGAGAAGTTATTCGTGCTTACTTAAAAGGAAGATTCGGAAAATAATTTAAAGGTTGTGCTATATGAAAAGTATCAAAGAGTTGGTGGAAGAATATGAAGTAGAGTTAGTTTTCGCTCCAATAAATAAACGCGCATGTTACGAGCCAGTCAAAAGAATAATTTTCGTAAATCAAAATTTATCTATCGAAGAACAAGAAGAGTCTATATTCCATGAGTTCAAACATGTTGTCTCCCATTCGGATTATATTGAGTTATATAAAATTCCTTCTTTTAGAAATAAGATGGAAGCTGAGGCAGATCATCATATGTTTAAATGCCTTATTGAAAAACATGACGGGCAATTTAATTATTCTAATGTGATTACTCATTACAATTTAAAGATGGGACAAGAAACATATCTAAAATAAAAAAGCCCGTGTGGGGACACGGACTTAAAACCTCATTTAGAGATTTACTGATAAAAATATTATAACAGAAATGAGGATGTTTAAGAATGAAAAAAAAATTGGGTAAAAAAATGTGGATAGCCATTACTTTATTATTAGTAATAATAATATTTTCTACCTTTATGTATTTTCATGGTCGGACAAATTCACAGGAAATTAGAGATATTCCAACTGGTACCAATTCTGAACAAGTTACTTCGTTGATAGGTAGCCCTAAACAAAAAACCATTGATTATGATGAAATAATAAACTGGGCACCCGAATCTTTGAAAAAAAATATCGATGAATATCCACAATTAGAAATGTACACTTACAGAATTGAAAACGGAGAAGAAGCTCGATTATTTTTCTCACAGAATCAACTAATTTATAAACATCCGCTGAAATTAAATATGAGTACTTCTGATTATTTAGACATGTATCTTAAATAACTTTAATATCAAAAATGAAGGGGTATAAAAAATGAAAAAAGTACTTTTATTTCTTACTGTACTAGTATTATTCATTTCGGGATGTGCTATCAATGTAAAAAAGGGTAGTAATAATTCAGAATCATCATCTATTGCATATTTTAAAAAAAATGAAATGAATACACATCAGGCTCAAGATTATTATGGATATATAAATGGTTTGAAACTAAGCCTAGTATCTCTAGCCGAGTCTAATCAATCTATAAGCCAAGATAAAGAATTAAACCTCGCATCTGACTTTAACAAAACATCTGCAGCTTTAGATACAACCTCAAGTTATTATAAAAAATTAAGAAGTAATTCTGAAAATGAAATAGAATTCCTAACTTCTTCAGATAATTTTTCACCATTATCCATCTTAAGCAATATGCACTCATACAATCGTGAAATGAGTGTCCCAGAAAAGGAAATAATAGTTTCTACCATAAACTCAATGACTAAAAATTTACTAAACGATCTTGAAATTTCAATTGAATCTCAAGAAAATTTATATAACTATTTTGAAAAAACGTGCTATGAAGATAACCAACTATTTAAAGACATAAATTCATCTTTAACAGAATAATCCCCTCTCTGGTGAGTTCTAGCATGTTCGATTCATGTTAGGGGCTTTAGTTATACATTAAAACATATAACGTAACTTATCATGAGGTGATCATTTGTTAAACGAAATGGAACAGAAGGAATTTATTAAAAAAATTATTCCGGCATTTTCACAAGAGTATGTTGAACGACTGCTATTGCTCTATCCTGAAGCTTATAAAGAAAATCCCGAAGCTTTTCCACTTGCAAATTTAAAAGGACTTGATATTTATTTGGTAAAGGCTGATCAAAGAATACTTACAAGTAACTTTTTTGTTATCTTAAATTTGGGAACTGGTATTATACATGATGTTTGGGAATTACCCAACTCATATTATTCTGATTTTAAACACTTTTCCGGATCTCATGATTTCATCTCTTTTGTTTTAAACAAAGAGTTTGGGATACAAAATATATATCTTATTTCAAATTTTTTCGACAATTACTTGAGTGGTGCATGGGGAGATACTTCGGTAGAGGAATATATCGATATTCAAAAAGAATGGTTAGGTTATATGGCTAGAGAGAAACTTCTGACTGATGCTAAAAAATTTATAGGTCATATAAATTTACCTTCTTCTTATTATGCCAAGGATGCTTTTAAATATGCATACTCAGATTTAGATTTCGATCCAATAATTAAAATGGTTAACGATTCTGATTTTGAATATGCGATAAATGAGAGTTTAGCAGCATATGATCATTCTCTTTATCTTGCAGCAACTGCTACAGCAGGAACAGCTATGGAAACTTTAATAAAACGTATTTTAGAACTTGAAAATTCACCTGTTTCTGAAAATGAAACTACTGAACTTGGAGAATTAACTGGCCGCTTACGTAAAACTAAAGTTATTAACAGAAGGGATAAACGACGTATAATGCTAGCAGCTGATTTCAGAAATCTTGCTTCACATGCAAATAAAGGCAGAGTCATTCGACAAGATACTAAACTAATCTACCAAGAGATTTTCAATTTAGCTTTAAACTATTTTGAAAAATAATTTTCTCCTTTACCAATGAATACACTTTTATATCATAATATATAAAGTATAAAAAATGCATAATACTTCGATAAAGTATTGGAGGTGATACAATGGCAAGCATAAAAAAATTGAAAAGCGGATGGCAATTTCGAGTCTCTTATAAAGATAAAGATGGCCGATATAAAACAAAAAGCGGCAATGGGTTTTCAACAAAAAAAGAAGCGCAATTGGCAGCATCAGAAATTGAAGCTAGGTATTCTAAAGGATACTCACTAAAAGAAGGCGAAAAATTATTTCATGAGTATTTTCGAAATTGGTTTGAAGTTTACAGGAAAGGCAAGTTATCACAAGACAATGACGGTGATATTCGTCGGGCTGTTGATTTTAGTGAGAAATATTTTCCTGATACAAAATTAAAAGAATTGACTCGACAAGAATATCAAAAGGCCCTGAATGACTATGGGGAAACACACGCTACAGCTTCAGTAAAAAAACATCATACGTATATGCGAGCTGCTCTTAAAGATGCTTTGGAAGAAGGCATTATTCATAGAGACCCTACCTATCGAGTACAAGCAATAGGCAAAAAGAATCCTAAGCACGAAGAATTGAAATATTTGAATTATCAAGAATCTATCCATCTAGTTCACGAAATATTAGAAGGTATAAAACCCACTTATACTTCTCGATTTATTATTCTGTTTGGTATTGCGACTGGTTGCCGTTTTTCAGAAATTATAGGCATGACTTGGGACTGTATCGACTTCAAGAATAAAACTGTAAAAGTAAATAAAACATGGGACTATAAATATACAAATACATTCTCTAATACGAAAAATTATCAATCAAAAAGAATAATCACTATTGATGATGATACGCTCGATTTATTAAAGAAATTACAGTTACATCAAAAAGAATATTATTTAAAATCTGGTCTACGCAACGAAAATAATTTAGTATTTTTGAATGACAATATGGAACTTGTATCGAATACAGCTGTAAATAAAGTCCTTCGTAAATTCTGTAGAAAGATCGGTACAAAAGAATTGACTTGTCATGGTTTAAGGCATACCCATGCTTCAATAATGTTGTATAAAGGAATAAATATAAAATATGTATCTCGTCGCCTTGGACATAAGGACATTGTAACCACTTTACAAACCTATCAACACATTTTAGACGAGATGGAACAAAAAGAAAGTAATGCTGTTAATGAAGTGATGAAACAAATGTATGTATAATTTTTTTGCATTATTTTTGCATCAAGCAGTTAAAAACAGCCATAAAACCAGCATTTACAAGCTAGGTTTTACGACCGCCGTCTCCATTTTTAGAAAAGTAGAGAAAAACAAAAAAGAGCTAAAACCTTATAAAATAAAGGTTTTAGCTCTTTTTTTCTATAAGCAAGAGAAGGCTCGTTACCTCCTCTTACACTTCCTATCACATTATCTTTCTAAAACCACTTCATTTTCTTTTTCTATTGGTGATTTTGGGTATTGCATAGAACATGGCTAA